GAAATCATAGAGAATCCCAAAGTCGGTTACATCGGAATGCCAATATTTCATCCGGCGTATACGCTTCGCGATCCGTCTAAGCTCCCCGGTCTGAAGGATGACATTGCGCGGCTTGCCCGCCTCATAAAGGGCGGCTTGCGCGATGATACAGTCACGTGGACGGTCGTCCGCAAGGGTAATCTTGCTACCTTTATAAGAGAGTTCGAGGAGGCATCCGAATTCGCATACGACTGCGAAACATCGGGGCTTTTCCCATTCCAGAAACAACGGTACATCACTGCAATCGCAATTGCTCTCCCCCACCGAACGTGGGTGATTCCCGGATTTATGCACCCGGAGTACCAGCGATTTTCCCACAGCCCCTTCGCGCACGGTGATGCTTTTCGGAAACTGATGCAGCTGCTTTTTTTTCTTGCTCATCGCGATAAAAAACGCACGTATGCGCAGAATGGGAAGTTTGATAACAAGTGGATGCGGTGTATGTTCGGTGGGTCATTCCGCCTGACCTTTGACGTCATGCTCGCACACCACGTGATCGATGAAAACCTTCATCATGATCTGACCAGCCTGTGCCGCACCTACCTCGATGAGCCCGAGTATGACATCTCGCTGGCAGAGAAGCAGGGCAAGTCTGAGAAGCCCGTGCGCAACTACAAGTACTGTGGGCAGGACGCGACGTACACGTTTCGCCTCGCACACTTATTCATGGAAATGCTCCGAGAAGACCCCAGTCTGCACCGTCTCTTCTGGAAGATCACGATGCCGGGAGCCCGCGCCATGGAGGATGCCGAGATGGAAGGTCTCGTTATTGACCCCACTGCGCGCAAAGAGATCGGGCTGCAGCTGCTGTCAGAGATGATCACGGAACGCGAAGAGCTGAACGACATGACAGGTCATGAAGTGAACTGGAACAGCCCAGCGCAGATCGGAAAACTCCTATACAAAGATCTGGGATATCAGTGCAAAATTTTTACGAAGAAAGGCGCGAATAGCACATCTGAAGAAGCACTGCTCAGCATCGCAACCAAACCCGTGGTCAGGAAGCTTCTCAAATTTCGCGGTGCGGCAAAGATGTTCAACACGTACATCAAGGGCTGGCAGAAATACCGAGTCGGTGACAGGTACTTCTTCGATTACAAACTGCACGGCACTGTCACCGGACGGTACAGCTCACCGCTCCATCCTATCCCGCGCGATGGAAAGATCCGCAACCTCATTACTGCACCAAAAGGCTGGACCTTATGTGTGCTTGACCTCGCCACGGCAGAGATGCGCATTGCTGCACACCTGTCCAAAGACCCAGAGATGCGTCGATGTTTTACCCACGGCATCGATATTCACTGGCGCACGATGATCGAGAACCTGTCCATCAGTCAGGATAGTGAGTGGACCGACCTGGTGTGGCTAACAGCAGAAGTTCTCGAACCAACTCGCATGCGCTGTAGCAGACTCTCTTATAACGATTGTCTCCAGATCCTGATGGAGGCAGGCCCGAAGGCGTGTATCAAAGTTGCACCACGTTGGTACGAAGGCAGGACGCGCGCGAAGGCTGTCAACTTCGGTTTTATTTTCGGCATGTACCCGAAGAAGTTCATCGAGCAGGCGACAAAAGATTACGGTTGGACTCCGACGATGACGGAAGCGAAGCAAGCACGGAAAGCATACTTTCGCCTGTACTCTCGGCTGGCTGACTGGCACACCCGAACAAAGCGACTTGCAAAATCAAACGGGCACGTACGATGCCTGACTGGTCGGCTACGCAGACTCCCCGGCATCCAGACCAAGGACAAGATGATTCAAATGGCAGCTGAGAGGCAGGCAGTCAACTCAGGAGTTCAGGCACTGATCGGCGACTACAAAGCAATGCTACTGATCGAGATCCACCAGACTTTCCCGCGCGATCATGTGCGCCTCGTCGGTGAACACCATGACGCAGTACTGACTATCGTCAGGGACGAAGTTATCCCTGAGTGCGTGCCGAAGATGTTGAAGATGGCAGAGCGACCGAAGTTGATGGACACATTTAAAATAAATCTCAGCGTCCCAATGGAAGGCGAGGCGGAGCTGGGTCCATGGGGAAAGGGAGTAAAATATGCCGCCTAAGGAACACATTAGTTTCAGCGAAGTGAATTCATATCGACGATGTCAAAAGGCATGGTGGTACAGATATTTTCTGAAGATCAAACGTAAGTTCAAAGGCGTACGTCTACTGCGTGGTGAGATCCTGCACGAGATGTTGAATGCGTACGTCGAAAACAAAATCAACGGCAGGAATTACGACGGTCCCGATCCGTGGGACGTGCTCGAAACGTACTCGGAAGAGTACGCTGCCTACTTCGAAGAAGAGCGCGACATGCACGGTGACATCATCGGCGACTGCGGCATGATCTTCGAAGGATATTTACGCAAATATCGCAAGGACCCGCTGACGTATGAGGCGACTGAGATCAAGATCGAAGTGGACCTGAGCAAGCTGGGTAGCGGTGCTCTCCCGGTCATGTTCATCGGCTTCATCGACAAGATTGCAAGGGACGTGCACGACCGACGCTGGCTGATAGATCACAAATTCATGAAGTCTATTCCGACGGCTGATGATCGGTTCGCTGAACTGCAGCTCCTGTTATACGTGTGGGCGTACGGCATGATGGAGCCGAAGGAAAAGATCGACGGCATCTGCTGGGACTACGGCAAAGCGAAAGCACCGACAGAACCGGAAGTGCTGAAGAACGGTGAGCTGTCGAAGCGTAAAAACTTGGACTGCGATCCGTACACTTACCTCAAAACAATCCGGCGTGAGAATCTCGACGCCACCCAGTACGTGGACATGCTGGAGATGCTTGAAGGGAAGGAAGACACATTCTTTGAGCGCGTGTTCCTGCCGAAGCCCAGCACCGACATGATCATTGAAGTGGTCAACGATTTCCTGCAGAGTGCGGCAGAAATCCAGACCAAGAGGGATGGCGCACACTGCGCACGCAGCATGTCATCGTTCAATTGCAACACCTGTGAGTACCGAACAATCTGTGAAGCGGAGGTCCGTGGACTTGATTCGGATTTCATAATGAAGAGTGAATACGTCGAACGAGGGAGTCACCATGCCAGCTAGACCTATGCGCAGCAAACCGAAATTGAAGCTCACCCATCCGAAAAAGGTCACACCGAAAAAAGTCTTAGGACGCAAGGTGGTGAAAAAAGTCGCCAAGAAAACTACATCGATCCTCGACAAGATCAAACCGGTCACGGAACTCAAAACCAACCTGGTCATGATGGTGTACGGTCGCTCCGGCACCGGCAAGACGCACTTCGGTTCGACGTTCCCGAAACCCATCCTGTTCATCGATACCAACGAGCGAGGCACCGAGACCATTGCGCTGGAAGAAGACATCGATGTCGTGCGCGTCACTGAGTGGGCAGAGATGGACGAGCTGTACTGGGCACTCCTCGACAAAACGCTGCCGACTGAGTACGCGTCCATCGTGATCGATCAGGTGAGCAATCTGCAGGACATCGGCATGGCTGAGGTGCTGCGTAAAGGTCGTAAGGGCAGAGACGAGACGTTCACGCAACGCAACTGGGGGCAACTCTCCGGAATGCTGAAGCAGTGGATCAGCGACTTCCGCGATCTGTCCGATGATTACAACCTGCTACTCATTGCGCATGAGCGTGTGAATGAAGGCGGCGACGATGAGGACGAAGCCATCGAGCCCAGCATCGGGGCACGCGTCATGCCCTCCGTTAGTGCCTTCCTCGACGGTGCAGTTGATTCGATTGGATCCACGTTCATCAAAGAACGCTGGGAAACTGAAGACAAAGAAGAAGTGCGGCATGTGGACTACTGTATGCGGATCGGTCCTCACGCATTCTACTCGACAAAGATCCGCAGACCAGTGTCCGCAGGTCCGATCCCTGAGCTGATCGTCAATCCGACGTTCAAAAAAATCAAGGATCTGGTCACCGGCAAACAAAAACCAAAACGTAAGAAAATTAGGAGATCCTGAGAATGGCAACACGAAAGGCACCAAGTAAAAGGCGTGGCAAGAAAAAAGCTACGCGTGGGAGACGGGGCAAGACCAACGTCATAACAGTTGACTTCACTGATGTAGAGGCCGGAGGTGGAATGCCCACACCGGACGGTTACTACGTCGCTGAAATCATGAGCGCTGAACTGGAAGCGAGCCAAGCTGGTAATGACATGGTCACCGTTCGTTGGAAGACACACATCGGCTCGACAGTGTTCGACCGGTTCGTGTTAGTACCACAGTCGTTGTGGGTTTTGCGCACTGCGCTCAACTGCATGGGATACGACACCCCTGATGGTCCCTTCGACTTTGATCCCGATGATTTGGTCGGGAACATGTGTGGTCTGGAGATCGT